CAGATTATTTGATCCAGTTTATAATGCTAAAGTTGCTTATGAAATCAGTAAAAAAGGAAAGACCTGGAAAGACTGGACAACTTTTACTGAAGGAACTTACAAGAAATTTATGGATACCAGTCCTTCTCGCTCAAACATTAGACTAGCCGGTGGCGGCCCCAAAGGAAGAAGTAAACCAATAACTATGGCTGAAGAAACTGTAAATGTAATTGAAGAAAATGAAGATCAGTTTTTAGTTCCAGCTGTGGTTGGTAGAGGTGGTAGCCAACTTTTAATTCCTAAAGCAAAAAGAGAAGCTAATTCTAAACTAAGCAAAGAACGTAAAAAATTAGATGATTTAATTGAAGACTTTGAAGACTACGGATCTACTGTAACTCAAGAGCAAATTGACAAGCAAACAGAAAAAGTCAAAACTGCAGAAGCAGAAGTAGTTGCTGTTGAAGAAAAAATACAAGAAGTAACAGGTGGAAAAGAAAAAGAAGCAAGTAAAGAAAAAGATCTTTCTAGAACTGATACTCAAATTTCTCGTATTGAACAACAACTTAATCAAATAAAATCTACTGGTAAAATGCCAGTTGTCCCTGGTCAAAGAGGTCCATCTTCTACTGCAAAAAAAGGGTACGTTCAAGACCTTGAAAAAAAACTTAGCGATTTAAGAAGAGAAAAACAAAACTTACTAATTGACGCAGAAGTTAAAGCTGTTGAAGATTTTGTACCCAGAACTCCTGCATATGTAAATCCAGCTACAACAACTAATGTTGATGGTTCCCCAAAACCAATAATTCCTAGAGGTATGGGTGAATCAGTTTATCTTGGTGATGTTGAAACATTTAAAGAAGTACCACTTCCTTCTCTTGGTCAAACAACTGAAACAAGAACAATGGCTGTTTCTGGTGGTACTAATGTACCTCAAGACCTTGAAACACTTAAAAGAATGTGGTTTAATACCGATCCTAAAGCTCAAGCTTTAGTTAAAAGATTTAAAGATATATATGCTGCTAGAGGTTTAGTTGCAACTCAAAGAGACTGGGAATCAGCCTTAAATGACACAGCTGGTGTCAATATGGATAATCCTACTCAAACCCTTTGGCAAACTGTAGATAATATAATTTCTGGTGGTGCCGGTGGTACGGGAACTGGCCCTTCTGCTAAAGAACTTAAAAACAAAAAAGAAGCAATTAGGCTTATTGCAACCGAACTTGGTGTTGAACTTACCGATGGTCAAGTTAATTCACTTGGCTACGATTATGCTAATGGCAATATTGATGCAACAACTGTTAGATCACGTATTGCTGCAACAGGTAATATCAACTTTGCTACAGGTGAAGCAGCTAAAACTATTGATGCATTAAAAGCATCTGCTGCTGCTTATGGTGTATCTTATGACCCTTCTTGGTACAACCAATCAGCTAGAGATATTCTTACAGGTAAAGTTGACAACGATACTGTAACTCAACAACTTAAAGAATTAGCTAAATCACGATATCCTTCATTGGTTAAACAAATTGATTCAGGACTTACTGTTAGACAAGTTGCTTCACCATATTTTCAATCTATGGCTAATATTCTTGAAGTCAACCCTAATGATATTACTATGGAAGACCCTACAATTAAACAAGCATTTACTTCGCTTAATACTGATGGTCAACCTTCAACTAAAGCTTTATGGCAATTTGAGCAAGAATTAAAACAAGATCCTCGTTGGAGATTTACTAAGAACGCTCAAACTGACCTTATGGGAACGGCTCGTAAAGTCCTTCAAGACTTTGGATTGGTATCTTAAATGGCAAAACCTAAAAAGCCTAGTGCTGCTTCTATTCGTAAAGCAGAAGAAGCGCAAAAAGTTAAAGATGCTAAGGCAAATGCTGCCGTTGCTACTCCACAAGTTTCTCCTGAAGAAGCAGCAAGACGTGCAGCGCAAGAAGTTGAAAATGCTCGTATTCAAACACAAAGAACTGATTGGATTGAATACACAACTCAATTATTTAATAACTATGGTCTTGGTACTCTTGCTCCTAAGATTACAGAATATGTTCAACAAGGTTTTAGTCCCGATACTGTAACTCTTAAACTTCAAGAAACACCAGAATATAAACAACGTTTTGCTGGTAATGAATCACGCAGAAAATCAGGATTGTCTGTTCTTTCACCTAAAGAATACCTTGCAACAGAAGATGCATATCGTCAAATTATGAGATCAACTGGTTTACCTAAAGGTTTTTATGATTCACCAGATGATTTTAGTAAATTCATTGAATCAGATGTTTCCCCAACAGAACTTAAACAACGTGTTGATTTAGCGCAAACTGCTATAGATAACGCTGATCCTTATTACACACGTACCCTTCAAGAAATGTACGGTCTATCCAACGGGGATATGATTGCTCAAGTTCTTGACCCACAACGTGCATTACCATTTATTACTAAACAAGCACAAGCTGTTCAGTTTGGTACTGCAGCAGTTCGTCAAGGCTTACAAGTTGCAAAACCTGTTGCTGAACAATATGCAGGTATGGGCGTTACAGAGCAACAAGCAGAACAAGGTTTCCAAGCAGTTGCACAAATACTTCCAACAGCTGAAAGACTTGGTCAAATTTATGGACAAAATTACAATCAAGAACAAGCGTTATCTGAAGTCTTTGGTGGACCTATGAGTGCTGATGCAATTCAAAGACGTAGAAGACTTGTAGAAATGGAACAATCATCATTTGCTGGCCGTGCAGGTGTAGGTAGAAGTTCACTTACACAAGGATCACAAGGCCAGTTCTAAAAGCCTACTAAGCGCACCGGCACTTAGAAGCGTAACAGAAGACCGGTAGTAATAGCCATCACAGATTCCCCTGTTTGTGTATGTGGATTACGACAACTTAATGAAAGGGAGTGGCTGCAATGGCCAACCAATACGAATACGAAGACGAATACGAAGAGCAAGATAACGGCCCAGCCGAACTTCGCAAAGCACTAAAGAAAGCACAAAAAGAACGTGAAGCTATTGAAGCTGAACTTTCTCAACTGCGTTCTGATATGCGTTCTCGTTCCGTCAAAGATGTATTGGCCTCAAAAGGTGTATCAGATAAACTAGCAAAACTTATTCCTAGTGATGTGAACACACCTGAACAGATTGATGCTTGGTTAAACGAATACAGTGATGTATTCGGTATTAAACAAGATGAGCCTGTTCAACCTGCCGTTGATGAAGAAACAATCAACGCTAATCAACGAATCAATAATGTTACTTCAACAGCACAGAACCCTTCAGGTGAGCAAACGCAACACCAAAAGGTTATGGCTGCGAAAACAAAAGATGAACTTGATCAGCTGTTGTTTGGTCAATCTCTCGGTAGATAACCGCAACTACTATCAACCTTGAAAGAAGGTGAACTAAATTGCCTACAGAAAATTATACAAGTACTAGCACCGCGTCCCTAGGAACTTCCTTGGTACAGACTGCTTATGACCGCTATGTAGAATTTGCTCTGCGTGCTATGCCACTTATCCGCGATGTTGCTGATAAGCGTCCTGCACAACAGGCTATGCCAGGTTCATCTGTCGTATTCCAGTTATACACTGATTTATCGGCAGTAACCGGCACTTTAACTGAAACTGTAGATCCAGATTCAGTAGCATTAGGTAACACAAGCAACGTAACTGTAACTCTTAACGAATACGGTAACGCTGCAATTGCAACACGTAAATTAGAACTGTTCTCATTGTCTGATGTTGATCCAGCAATCGCTGATATCATCGCATTCAATATGGCTGATTCTATTGACAACTTTGCACAAACTGTGTTACGTCAAGGAACAAACGTAATTTACTCAGGTGGTGGATCAACAACTACTGGTGTTACCGGTGGTGCTGCATCACAAATCACTTCTGCAAACGTTCGTAGAGCGATTGCTAAATTACGTGCAAACAAAGCTGTTCCACGTGTTGGTGAACTATACTGGGTTGGAATACATCCAGAAGTTTCACACGACTTACGTGCAGAAACAGGCGCAGGCGGATGGCGCGAAGCACACGTTTACAACGAATCAGGTGCTGGCAATCTATGGCCAGGATCAATCGGTGTATACGAAGGTGCAATGTTCGTAGAATCACCACGTTTGTACAATGCTACAGACGGTGGTTCAAGCGCACGTGTATTCCGTACACTTATCTGTGGTAAACAAGCACTTGCTGAAGCAGTTGCTGAAGAGCCACACGTAGTTATCGGACCTGTTACCGATAAGTTAATGCGTTTCCGTCCAATCGGATGGTACGGCGTTCTTGGATTTGCTCGCTACCGCGAAGCTTCCTTGTTCCGCATTGAGTCAACCTCAAGCATCAACAACGCCTAGTTTTAGGCAAAATTGTAGCCCCCATTGGAAACGGTGGGGGTTACACCTTTAAGGAGAACAATGGCATATTATTTTTTACCACCTACTGTTGAAGAAGGCCCTGCCGGTGGTGGCGCATTGTTTTATCGTTACAAATTGACTAGGGCTAATAGTGTTTTACAGAGGACTGACGGGTCCTATTATAGTGTTCGTACACCAAGCGTTGAGGAAACACAATCCGCTTTATATTATTATCCAGGTGGACACAAGAATTT